CAAATGCGGCTGGCGATCACCCTGCCTCAGACAATCCAAAGATGCTTGCAGACTCAGTTGAAAGCCCGTGGCCAGTCGTAGAAACTGATAACGGCAACTATCCCGTCAACCCCGATGTATGGTCAAAGGCTCAACTTACGCTCGTCAATGTCAAAGACCTTTATGGAACTAACACCGCTCTCAATCGTACAAATGTCGCCGATCACATTGAGTCAATGGGACAAGCCCTAACGCCTTATCGTGGCTATCCGCTTGTCTATGACGATGGCGAGAAGCAAGTAATCGTAGATGGTCATCATCGCTTATTCGCAATGTGGCTACTTGGCATGGATCAAGTTCCCGTATGGCTTGGTACTCCCGATACGGCTAAAGAAGCGAGCGCAGAGGTCAAGGCATTCCTCAAGTGGGCAGGCAAAGGTAAGCGCGCCCGCCAGTTTGAGTTCAAAGCCTTAGACTCAATCGTGGGAGATGCTCTCAATCGTTGCTACTTTGACGGGGATATGGACACCGCGAAGTCACTAGCAAAGGCTTATCTGCAATGACGCTCGGCGTTCATCAAGTCGATGGGCGCATCGCTGAGAAAGCGGCAGTAAAGATTCGAGCTGCTCTTAAAAAAAGCGTGAATGCCAACGATGTCGTCGCTGGCTACTTGCATACGCACCCTGAAGTAACTGAGTTCATCTCTCAGGATCGCGCTAGGGCTAGAGCGTGGGCGATGCACAATGTCACCCTTGATCACACGGCTTTAGAGTCAGCCTTGCGTCAACATTACGCAGATATGTATGTGACGGGCGTGGCTTCTACTTATGACGCTTACGGACAAGCCCTTCGCTCGCGTAAAGCCGAGAANAAACCTGTTCACAACTGGGATTCGATGGCATGGGCGGCTAAAGTCTTAGAGAACGCGATCAACTGGGATACATGGGTGCCGGGCAATAAGGCGACTGAAGCCCTCGTCAGACCGCCGGGTGGATTACAAAAACTACTGGGCGATGTGAAGATCAAGTCGCTTGATATGAAAAAATCAAGTTACGACTTACTTGGCTCTAAGTTGGCAGACGGCTTCGCTATAGGTGCGAGCCCCACAAAACTTGCTTCAATGATTGAAGACTCACTTTCTACGCCTGAACGATCGTTGATGATTGCTCTCACAGAAGGCTCGCGAGCCGCTAACGCCGCCGCAGTTGACTCTTATGCAGCTCTAGGCGTTGATCAAATTCAATGGGTATCAGCCGACCCTGATGATGAAGAATGTGACATCGATGGAGAGATTACGGATGTCGATGGCGAATTTAGCAATGGCTTGACGGCGGAAGATATTCCAGTTCACCCAAACTGTCGTTGCTCAACAATGGGCGTACCGCCTGAGCCTTCGCAAGAATCTTTGGATGAAGTCAACGCAAGCGATCAAGCATCCGAAGAATAAAAGCATTACAATTTAACAATAATCCGAGAGAAGGAATCCAATGGCTCTTAACCACTCAAACATCACAGTAGGAACTACTCCAACACCTTTGGTTACCTTGCCGAACGGTGTGGGTTATGTAGCAGTTCAAATCAACAATCGAGATTCAGCCGCTATTTTCTTAGGCGATAATGCGGTAACAAATACAGTCGGTCTAAATGGCGGACAAAACCTTGCGGCAAATGCCAGCGTTCAAATTTGGATGCACGGCAATGAAACTATTTACGCCGTTTCAGCCGCAGGTACCGCTACCGGTGCAGTATCAGTTATCTATTCAGCCTAAAAATTAAATATGAGTGACACTTTCGTACCACCTGCAGGTGTAGCCGAAGCCGCTAAGCGCGCGCTTGGTTGGATCTCTGATGGTCACGCTGGCGGGGGTTTCACAGATACGGGTCGCGCTCGCGCTTCTCAACTAGCAGGTCGCAATGCAGTATCGAAAGATACGATCAACCGCATGGTGAGTTTTTTCGCTCGTCACGAAGTTGACAAGCAAGCGGAAGGATTTAATCAAGGTGAGAAAGGATTTCCGTCACCCGGTCGTGTCTCTTGGGATGCGTGGGGCGGGGATGCTGGAAAATCTTGGGCTGAAAGTGTCGCATCTAAATTCAACAAGGAGAAAGCAACAATGACCAACGACTTCGCTAATTCATACGCCGCGATTATTAAGCAAGAAAAGCAAGAGGACGGATCACTTCTCGTTTATGGAAAAGCAACTGATGATTCTTTGGACATTGATCAACAAATCTGCGACGATGCTTGGCTCTCAGCTGCAATGCCTGAATGGTTCAAGACCGGCGGAAACATTCGTGAGCAACATTCTTCAATCGCCGCAGGAGTAGCGAAAGAGTACGAAGCAAAGGCAGACGGTCATTACATCTCCGTTCTCGTCGTTGACCCAGTAAGCGTCAAGAAAGTTGAGTCAGGCGTACTCAAAGGCTTCTCAATCGGCATCAAGTCACCTCGTGTCGTTCGCGATCAGAAAGCGGCTAACGGTCGCATCATCGACGGACAGATCGTTGAGGTCTCACTCGTCGATCGCCCTGCCAACCCAAACGCCAAGCTCATGCTTGCAAAGAGCGTTGAAGGCGAAGCCAACTTGATTCAGGTTGAAGAACTCGTCGAGATCGAAGCCGTTGAGGAAGCAACTGAAAAGCGCGTTGTCTCTCCAAAAGAGCGTGAGCAACTTGCAGATCAGGGATTGGCATTGCCGGACGGCTCGTACCCAATCAAAACTGTTGCCGATCTTAAGAATGCGATTCAATCATTCGGTCGCGCAAAAGACAAAGACAAAGTAAAAGAGCATATAATTACACGCGCTCGCGCATTAGGTGCGATCGACCAACTACCGGAAGGATGGAATGTGAAGAAGTCACCAGTTATCGACACAATCCTAGAGATGCACGACAAGGCAACAAACGGTGGGTTGGTCAAGTTCGACCAAGCATCTTACGATGCCGCTCGTAAGGCTCTAGTTCAACTTATTATCACCGAAGCCACAGAGATGGGCGACACGGACTCAGACGAGCGCGACGATATCGACACGCTTCTCTCAGCCCTCAAGCACCTCTTCAGCTGGCATGACGGAGAAGTCGAAGAAGGCGAAGCACTCGCTACCGATGCTTCAATGCTCAATCTTGCAGCTGATGCGACAACAAAGGATTGCGACTGCGATGGATGCGCCGCTTGCCAAGAAGATGGCGGATGCGACGATGACATCTGTAAGGGTTGCACAAAGATGACCGCCAAGTCTGCGTTCGTAGGCAAGTGCCTTCAATGCGGATGTGGCGCAGTCGGCGACGATCACGGTAAGACCGTAGTTCAGATTCCGGGCAACAATGGCGGAATCCGTACAACTGCAAATGTCTCAACCGCAACGATCGTCACTCCGGAACAAAACGCTGGCTCAATCAAGTCAGCCGATGCTGAAACTCCTGTCGATGTTCCTGTCGAGACTCCAGCTGATGAGGCTAAGCCTGAATCAGTTGTTGAGGAAGTCAAGGAAGAAATCGAAAAGATCGAAGAAAAGATCGAGGAAGAAGTAAAAGATATTCTCGGTGAGAAGTCCGTGACTTCGATCATCGAGAAGGCAGTAAAGAGTGCGTCTGAAACAGTCAAAGCTGAGATCGCCGAACAACTCGCCGCATTAAAGGCGGCTGAGGAAAAGGTGGTAGCTCTTGAATCAGAACTCGTAATTGCTAAATCTGCGGCACTTGCTGGTGGCCCTAAGCGCACCGGTCGCGTCGTGGTAAACGATTCAAATGAACTACTCATCAAAGCCGCTGAATATCGCCTAAAGGCATCAGCGACATCAGACCCAATTCTCGCTAAAGGTTACAAAGCTCTAGAGAAGGAATATCTCTCTAAGGCTGGCGGAACTGTTAGCGAAGAATAAACCCACTCGAAAGGAAATACCTTAAATGGCGCTACAAGCACCTAAGGCTTCCGACCTCTTTAGCGATGTTGATTCGCCAAAGAAAGCCGCGAAGCGCATGGACGAATTTCAGGGAGAACTGAACAAGTCCTTCTCACTACCAAACACAAATGGTCTTACACCTGCACAGGATCCAACCGCGGCTCTTGAAGCTCTCGCAGCTACAAAGTCACTTGCTCCTGATGCACTTGCTGGACTTAACAACGCGATTGCTTCTCAGCGTCTTGCATTGCAGGATGTTCAGAAGGACATTTCGCTTACAAGCCCACTTTCAACTAGCTTTGCCGCCTTCGATCTCGAAGCACCAGCCAAGCTCCTCACACCACGCCCAACACCACTTCGTAACCGCATCCCTCGTAAGAAGGGCGTAGGTACTTCACACCGTATCAAGCGCATCACCGGTTACACAGGTACCGGTACTGGTGGACAAGGTCAGATTTGGCCGGGCATCACAGAATCTACAACTACCGCTTTTGGTTCAATCAACTTCGAGCGTGGTTCAAAGATTTCATACACAGCTGATGACATCATCCTTCCATACAACTCTTACAGCCTCTCAGATTCAGTATCATTCGATGCTAACTTCTCAGGCTTGGGTTATCAGGATCTCCGTCAGCTCTCATCAACATCAACACTCTATGCAACAATGTTGATGGAAGAACGCATGATGCTCATGGCTCGCGGAACTGCAACTGGCTATGCCGGCGCACTTTCAGCACCAAGCGCACCAACACTTGCCGCAATCACCGCAACAGGTTCTGTTACTGCTCTCGCTAACAACACCTACTATGTCTATGTAACTGCCGATGCAGGTATCTCATCAACTGGTTTTGGTGAGTCTGTAACTTCATCAGTTGCTTCACAGGCTACAACTTCACAGGCTCTTACAGTCACAATCACACCCGTAACAGGCGCGATTGCATACAACATCTATGTTGGTACAACAACTGGTGCGGCTAACGCTAAGTATCAGGGTCGTACAACTGGAACTGTATTCACCCTCGGTGGCACAGGAACATCTGCAACTGGAAATCAGGCTCCATTCACAACAACTGGTGCAGTCGCTACACGCGCCGCATCTGACACCTCTGCATATGCAACAGGTTACGATGGAATCCTTCCTACAGTTCTTGGTTCAAACACCGGATACAACAACTTCATCAACTCAGTATTCTCAAATACAAATCCGGGCACTGAGTTCCAGACTGTATTTGCAAACCTTTACAACTCAGTAAAGGCTGATCCAGATGAGATTTTGATGAACGGTTCAGATCGTAAGCAGCTCTCTGATGCAATCAAGGGTTCAGCAAACGCTAACTACCGTCTTCAGATTTCACAGGATGAAGCAACTGGAGTTACATTCGGTTCAGTCGTTAACGGTATCGTCAACGAAACAACCGGAAAATCATTAGAAATCACGGTTCACCCTTGGCTTCCACAGGGCGTTGCACCAGTTCTCTCATACACACTTCCAATTCCTGACACAGAGGTTTCGGATGTATGGGCTAACTACCTCGTCCAAGATTATATGGGGATACAATGGCCGGTCACCCAGTTTGCCTACGAATTTTCCACATATTTCCGCGGAACATTCTTCTGTTCTGCACCTGCGTGGAATGGCGTCGTATCAGGCATCACCGCCGCTTAATAACGGCAACGAATCGGGGAGAGTCTTTCGGGGCTCTCCCCCTTTCACAAAAGAGAGGCGAAAGAAATGGCAAGACTTGTACCAAGAGATGGCTTCGCAAAAGAAGTTGAGATCAATCGGCAATCAGGCAAGAAAGTTTTACGCGCCGGCAAAGACGGAATGTATCGCGTAGACAATCCAAAAGATATTGCGGCATTAAAGGCAGAGGGTTTCACCGAAGGCAACTTAGCATTACATACAACTGGCGATGGCGATCGAGGCTATAATTGCACTAACTGTGGCTTCGGATCGTGGTTCAAACTGTGTTCTAAATGCGGGCACGAATCGTCAGCACCTAAAACAGACGGAGATTAAAAATGACATCAGCGGTCTCACCGATTACCCAGTTCCAATCGGGCTCATACCTTACGATCGCTGAATACAAGAACGCTCCGACCGCTATCGACTACAACAACCTTGTAGTTGGCGGAACATCAGCTCAACAAGATGCCGAACTCGCGTCGGTCATTCAGCGAGCCTCGTCATTTATCGACATTTATGTGAATCAGCCTCTTATTGCTCAAAACTTCCAAGAACAGTCGCGGACTCGTATCACCCAAGAGGGCTTCATGGTGATCTCGCCGGACTTCAACAATGTGGTCTCGCTCAACTCTCTCTCATACGGCGCAACACCTACGGCTATGACTGCGGTTGCCGATGGCGCGTTGCAGTCTTGTTGGTTCGAGAAGTCACAGATCATCTACCCAATGAGTCAGGTCGGAATCGGCTACTCATCTCAGGGTCCGCTTTCTTTCGGTTTCCCACCGACAGTTCGCTCTCGCATTTACGCCGCCTACAACTACACCGCTGGCTACTGTAACGGCTTGATCTCATCAGCAAGCGCAGGTGCATCGTCATTCACGATGATTGACCCAATCGGTCTGACTGCGGGAACAGTCGTCACGATCTATGACGGTCAATACACCGAGCAGGTAGTCGTTTCGCCTACATATACTTACGGTTCAAGTACCGTGGCTATTACTAGCACACTCAAATACGCTCACGCTTCAGGCGTAGCGGTGGGCAATATGCCTCAGGCGGTCAAAGAAGCTGCAATCTTAATTACCACAGACTTCCTCAAGGTTCGTGGAGATAACTCGCTCACAATGGCAGTAACGACCCGCGCCTCTAGTGGACCAAGCGTTCAGGACATTATCGGATCTGATCTTGCGCTCGCCAANGAATTGCTNGCNCCNTTCCGACGGATGCGCTAAATGGCAGTCGGTCGCGTTCAGCTTCGCTCCACTCTTTACAATTACCTTACCGGCGCGAGCATTGCCACGCTCAATCAGATNTTNACATCGTTNCCAAAGCGCATCAACTTTCAAGTCAATGCAAGNGCNGGNCAGTTATCTCGATCTGCTCTCGTAATCTTTATCCAAAGCGAGCGCGAAACTCGTCTAGCAATCGGCGGAGCAACAAACGGCTGGAAGCGCGTAGATTTTCAAGTTGTCTTGCAGGTCTTCCATCACTCGGTACAAAACAACGCCGAAGATGCGATGGCAGATTTTGATACACTTATCGATAACATCAAGAATACGCTTCGAGCCAGCCATAACTTCGGTGATTCATCGCAAGTCAATGTATGGCAAGGCGCGGAACCTGTGATCGACTGTCTGTACGGAGAACCTGTCACATCTGATAACGGAGCGACGGAAACTTGGGCAGAGATTCGATTCGATGTTACCCAAATGATTCAGGCATAGGAGAACGATGGCTACTTATCAGTATAACGGTGACGATGTTCGCGAGTTCCCAACTCTCAAACTAACCGTTAAGCCCGGCGACACTTTCGAGTCAAAGGATGAGGTTATCTCAGCCGATGTCACTCTCGCTTCAGCATCAAAGAAAACAACACCAGCACCGTCAGCCGCGCCTGACACAACAGTAGGAGAGTGAATAAATGGCACTACAAAATACCCATCGTTCGTATATTGGAATCGCAAAAGAGTCAACAAAGGGAACGGCAGTAACAACACCTACTGCGTACATCCCAGTTATTGCGAACACCGTCAAGCCACAAGACATTTACACGCCTCTTTACGATGAAGGTCTTCGCGGATCACTCGTCAAGAACTACAACTATCTACAGGGTCGAGTTCACTCAACCTACGACTTCGGTGGTGCAGTCTTCGCAGANACAGTAATTTATCCTCTCGCTGGCGTACTTGGTGAAGATGTAGTTTCAGGATCAGCTCCTTATGTTCACACTCTCTCATTGAAGAACTCAGCAACATCAGGTGCAGATGCTCAGCCTTCTGCATACACAATCCTTGACTTCTACGGTGCTGGCGTTCGCTCATGGGCTGGACACCAGTTCCACGATTTCTCTCTAAAGTGGAACGCTGATGGACTTCTCGAATACGATGCAAAGTCAACCGGATGGCAGTCAGCCACAGTTTCAACTCCAACACCTTCATTCTCGACTGTATTGCCTACCGTCGTATGGACTGGAACCGTGAGCGTTGCCGGAACAACCGTTTCAACAAACACAATGGGCAACATCGATATGAAGCGTCCGGTAACTCCTGTCTATGGAATCTCAAATGTGCAGACTCCTTATCAGGTATTTCTTGGAGCGTTGGAAGTTACCGGTAAGGCGACATTCCTTATGGAAAATGACACCCAGCTCACTAACTACCTCACCAACACACAACCTGCCCTTGTCTTCAACTGGACAACTGGATCAGGTGCGACACAGACTTCGATCCAAGCGACAATGACAAAGGGTGCATACACACTCGCAGTTATCGAGCGTTCAAAGGATTTCGTCGAAGTTCTCGTTGATTTCAACGCGCAAGGCAACTTGACCGATTCAGGAACCGTCGGCTACTCACCAATTAAGTGGGTCGTCAAGAACGCGGTTACAACTTCGGTCGCTTAACCTAGAACGCAGTAGGGGCGGCAGGTCGATTCGCCCGCCTTCGCGAATCCCGCGCCCCTATTGCCTAGATTTGCTAAGATAAAGAGAAGGCAACTAACAAGGAGGCAATATGTCCAAGAAAATTACACTTCCATCCGGTGCGACAGTTACCGTTAAAGATACTGCAAACCTAAAGGTAAAAGATCGCAATCGCATTATGCGCGCTGGCGATAAGGGAACAGATGCAGAGCGCGGAATCGCAATCGGAAATGCTCTACTTGCAATCATTATTGACGAGTGGAGTTACGATCTTCTCATTCCATCCGTGAAGGAAGATACGATCGACGAATTGCCAATCAAGGACTATGTCGCTCTTATGAAGGAAACAGAAGACCTCGTCAAAGACTTGTTTCCCGATCTAAAGGATACCGACGAGAACAGGCAGAATCCGAATAGCCCTTTAGAAAGCTCGAACGACTAAAAGACCTTTTCAGAGGATTTCAGCCGAACGAAGAATTCGAATATCCGAACGCCGAATGGTTCTATTATAGGTTCGCTGATCGTTTTGGGTGGACACCTGAGCAAGTAGATAACTTGCCAGCCGCCCAATCCGATTGGTTTCTTGCTATTGCAGATGCAGTTGAGCAAGTTAAAATGGAACAGGTGGAGAAGCGTTGAGCGATAATCGCAATGAAGTTTTTGCCGCTCTTAAAGCGTGGCAGAAGCGGATGGATGATGCGGGTATGAACGCAACCCGACTTATTACCCGTGATCTTCATAGTCGCGCTCAGGCTAATGCGCACGAAACTGTTAATCCGCCTGTTCAGAAAAATAATAAACTTCGTCATAATCCGCATATCGGACCACGATCGGGTGAAGGACCGAACTATGCGACGGGTAATCTCTTTCGCAATATCATCGCAAATCCTGTTCGTCGCGTTGGTTTTGAAAGTTATGTAGCAAGCGTAAGTTCAACCGCAGAATACGCGAGAGCGGTTGAAGAAGGCTCATCGAGATGGACAAGTGGGGTAAAATACCCTTATATGATGCCTGCGCGAGATTACCTAGTGCAATCAGGCAGAGCATCAGCATTTATCCGCGATGAAGTTAAAAGAGCGATGGGAGCGTAGCCAATGGCTGGCGATATTCCTAACTTAAATGTTGAAATCCTTGTTCAACTTTCCAATTTAACTGCGGCGGTCAATGAGGCAACGGCTGGTCTCAATAAGATTGGCGATGCGGCTAAAGCTCAAGAAGGAAAATTCAATCAATTAAAAACCACAATGGGTGGCGTTTTTGCTGGCAATTTACTTACTCAAGGGCTTGGCAGTCTTGAAGCAGGTCTCAAAGGAGTCGTAGAAGCCGCCTCTAAGGCTCAAACAACTACGGTTGCATTAGCAACTGCCATGAACAACGCTAAGGTCAATACAGAGGCAAATAGAACCGCCGTTGAGGGTTCCGTAAAGTCAATGGAAAACTTAGCGTTTACGGGCAACGATGCTCGTGAGGCAATGATGACCCTTGTTACGGCAACGGGATCAGTTTCTAAATCAACTGAGTTGATGGGAATGGCATCAAACTTGGCTCGCGCTCAACACGAATCATTAGGTGCGGCTGCTGAAACTCTTGCAAAGGCAACAACCGGAAAATTGGGCGGAGCGTTCAAAGAATACGGAATTACTCTTGACAATACCTTGCCTAAAAATCAAGCAATCACTAAAGCATTGAACGAAATGAATGAGAAAATCAAGAATCAAGCATCTGCTTATCTTGATACTTATGCTGGCAAAATGGAATTGCTTAAAACAAAAATGGATAGCGCGAAAGAAACTATTGGTGGAGCCTTAATTCCTGTTCTTACAAGTTTAACTGGTATATTCAGTAAAGCGTTGGATGTTATTAAACCTATTTTGCCGGAACTTACAATTCTTGCCGCAACGATTGGAACAGTAATTCTTGCGGTCAAGGCTTGGGAGATGGCTCAGAAGGCGTTGGACATTGTGCTAGATGCCAACCCAGTTATGCTTACGGTTGCCGCGGTTGTTGCTCTTATTGCGGTTTTTGTGACGGCGTGGAATCATAGTAAAACTTTCCGCGATGCAGTTGTCGATGCAATGCAAGCGGGGGTTAAGGCAGTTGGGTGGCTTATTGGTGCCGTTGGCGAATTGGTAACTGCGTTCCTAAAGTTCGAAACTGGACCATTAAAAGCAATTCTTTCAGTAGCGGCCGCCCTTCATTTTCCAGGGGCTAAGTCTGCACTTAATTTTATAAATGACGGTATAAAAGATGTTGGTCAGTTTTTTGATTCTACAAAAGCCAAAGTAGATAGTTTTGCTAAAGGTCTTGATTCATTAAAGAATCAAAAGATTTCTATTGGTATGAGTACGCCTGATCTTTCTAAAGGCGGAAAGGGCGATGTTTCCGCAATCGATGTTGCAGGTCAAGCCGCTGGCGGTAATGTATTAAAATCAGCCGCCGCCGCCGCTAAGGCACACGAAGCGTTGGTGAAGAAAAATAAAGATGAACTGCTCAAATTAAACACAGAGTATTCAAATGCTCTCATCAAGCGTCAGGATGAAATGGATGCGGCTATGCAGACTCGGCGCGATGCCGAAGCCGCCGCAACTTTACGATTTACTGAAACGCAAGATGATCTCAATCTTCGTCATAAAGAAGCGTATGCCGCCGCGCAGAAAACTTTTGACGAAGCGCAACAAGCGGCTGAAAAAACGCATACTGACGCTATTCTTCAAATAGATGCAGATTTTACAGCTAAGAAAGCCGATCTACTCACCGCCTCTAACGATAAGTTATTGGCGATTCAGAAACAATATGCCGATAGTGCAAAACAGATAGAACAAAACGCGGCAGATCAACAGAAGGCTATCGTTCAACAGTCGATCGACTTAATGACCAATGCGTTTGAAAATGCAACGAAGGTTGATATTGGTTCTCTTTTCAAGGTTGGCGATACGGCTGAAAGCCTTTCCGGAAAACTACAAACTCAATTAGATGCCGTTCTTAAATTGCAGGAAGATGCCGGCAAATTAGCGGCTCAGGGTTATTCCCAAAACTTCATCGACCAAATCATTGCGCAAGGACCGACAACGGGAGATCAGTTAGCACAGACTGTTCTCAACGCGACCCCTGCAACCGCAGAGAAAATTAAATCTCTTTACGGTCAGATCGAGAAGGTATCTTCAACCGGCTTGGATTCACTTGCGCAACAAATGAATAGTGGCGGACAACTTGCTACTCAGAAGTTGATGGATCAATACAAGGCGGTCGGAGATAAGTTACCGGGGCTTCTTGCTGATAATGCGGCAAAGATGGCTGATGCGATCGCAGCTGAAAATGCGGCATATCTCAAAGCCGTCGATGCGGCTACTGATGCTCACGATAAGGCAACTGCCGCGGCAAATAAGGCTCTTACCGATGCGATGGCAAACGCTCATCAACGCCAAACAGATGCTCAGGAAGCCGCAGATCAAACTCTCAAAGATGGAATGGCGACGGCTCAGCGCGCTCTCGAAGATGCGAATAACGCTTCAATGGAAGCCTACAATCGACAACTTGCCGCTATCTCGAAGGCGATGGATGATCAACTTTCGTCGCTTAATCAAAAAATCCTTAACACAAAGAAACTTTTGGAA